ATCGCTTTGGAGGCTGGCACCGGTGCGATTCTGACCGTTGACTGCCCCATGCCGGGCTTGGCGCTCTATTGGGGCTACAAGCCCACGGTCGCCTTTAGCTATGCCACCAAAACCGCCGAAGGCATCCTGACCCTGTACCGCTACACCAAGAAGATCCAGACCGCGGTGCTGGGCAACGCCGGAGGCGCTGGGTATGCGGTGGGCGACTTGCTTACCGTGACCCAGGCCGGCGCCTCCGGAGCCATCCTGCGGGTGCTTACCGCCCCCGCTGGGGTTGTGGCGACCGTCGAGATCGTCAATCGGGGCGTCAATTACATCGCCGCCTCCAACCTGGCGACTGTGGCCCTCAACGGCTCCGGCAACAACGCCTTCACCGTGACCATCAGCGACAAGATCGCTCTGGACACCCTGGCCCTGACCGACCCCGCGGATGATGCGGCGTTCGGAATCGTTCGCAAACAGTATATGCGCCGGGTCCCGAATGTTCTCGACGACGACGTTTCCCCGACCCCTCCGCCTCCGGCCTGCTTTGCGGCCGGCGAACAGCTGGTGATCGAGATCACCACGGCGGCGACCGGTGGCGGCGGCATCGCCGGCGACTTCCAGACCATCCTGGTCACCCAGAACCGGGGCGAGAACTTTGCGGCCCAGGGCCAATGGGTTGAGGCCAGCGCGACGGCGTTTGTATAAACCACTAAAGGGAAGGGGTCGGGTTAAGCCGCCCGGCCCCCAACATCAAGGAGAAGCGCATGGCTGATCTGACTTCTGCAAACGTAACCGTAACTTTGAACCCCGAGGATATTGACCGTTCCCCGGACGGACGCATTGGAATCAGAACCTTCCCCGTTGTCAGCTTTGGCAACGGCGCCCTCACCTATCCCGCCCTGGGCATCCCCATGCCGGCCCTGGGCAAATTCGGCTTTCACTTCGCCCTTAAACGGGTGTACATCGAGCAGCCGGCGAACGGCTTCATCTACCATTTCGACCGGACGAACCACAAAGTCCGTGTTTTCCAGGGTTCCGGAGCCGGGACTATCGCTGTGGCGAACCACGTCAATATCGCCGTGCCGGCCCCTGCCAACCATTCGCACGATCTGATCGTTGGCAGCAACGCCTCTTATGGCGCTGCGGATGCCAATGTCGGCGTGAACAATGCGAACGCCGCCCTGATCGCTAACCAGGCCAACATCACGACCATCGTTGGCGGTAACGCTACGAAAGGCGGTGTTCAGGCCGCCGCTGTGCCGGCCCCGGCCAACATCGCAAACTTGACCCATACCGTTACTGGTGCTGGCGCTGCCGGGGCTCTATCGGAATTGGGCAACGTGGCCGTGGCAGCGACGACCCTCAACATGGAAATGGTAGGCCGCTAATTTATGGGCTCAAAAAAGACAATCTTTACCCTCAATTTGAACGGGTATGCGCCTGAGATCACGGACTTAACCTATCCGCTGATCGAGGCGTATGCCCGTAAGATTGGGGCGGGAATTCATACCATCACGGAACGCAAGTTTCCTGAATGGCCTCTCACTTATGAGAAGCTACAGATTTTTGAACTGGCGCAGCAGATGAAGAACGATTGGAACATCTATATCGACTCTGATACGCTGGTTCACCCGGACACCCCGGACCTGACCGCCATGCTCCCCCGGGACACCGTGGGGCATTTTTGGAGCGATTTTGCACCGGTGCGCTGGCGGTCTGATCGATTTTTCCAAAGGGATGGGCGCAATATCGGTTCCGGCAACTGGCTGGCCGTCGCCAGCGACCTATGCGTCGATCTGTGGCGCCCCCTGGACGACTTGACCCCGAAAGAGGCCGTCGCCAATATCTTCCCCACGGTGGCGGAGCAACGGAGCGCCGTTGTCGAACGCTCCCACCTGATTGACGACTACGTTCTGAGCCGGAATATTGCCAAGTTTGGACTCAAGTTCAAGCGGATCAAGGAGCTTTTCGACGAGGCCGGGTTCGAGAAGGGCGGTTATTTCTTCTACCACCATTACCTTTTCAACACCGCCCAGAAGGTGGCCGAACTCAAGAAGGCTATTCGCACCTGGGGAATCTACGAGATCATGGGCTACGACTTCGAGCGGACCCCCGTAGACGTGGCGGAGGGCATCACGGGCTGGATGAGCCGGCCGGAACTCGAATGGCTTTATGAGAAGGCCAAGGGAATGAAAGACGTGGTGGCTATCGGCAATTTCATGGGCCGGAGTACCTACACCCTCTGTGCGGCGACTGGCAACGGTGGCGGCCCCACCATGGGGATGGTCTACGCCGTGGACCCGTTCGTCTTCTCTGGGGACTGGAAGAACTACGTCAATCCGAGCCTGGGGTTGCAAGAAGGCGACGACTTCTCCGGGGAATTTCTGAAAAACGTCGGCCATTTTCCCAACCTCGTCACGATCAAGAAAAAGAGCGTTGACGCGGCGGATGACCCTGTTATCCCGGGGAAAGTGGAAATGGTCTTCATCGACGGCGACCATGGGAAAGAGGCGTTTCTGGCAGACCTGGAAACCTGGGCCCCCCGGACGACGAAACTGCTCTGCGGTCACGATTTCACCGACCCCATGTACCCCGGGGTGAAAGAGGCTCTTTACGAGTTTTATGGCAAAGACCGGGTTAAACAAGGCCCGGATTCAATCTGGTATATCCAATAAAGGAAGGTAAGTCATGGCAACAATGCCCGTTTTAGCTGAAATTCCCGGACAGCAAGAGCTTCACACCCGGGATCACGGAACAGTGAAGGTCGCCGGCATGTCTTTTATCGACGGCGGTTTTCACATTGTCAAATGCCCCAATGGAGCTTACATGCACTCCAATGGGCTCCCGGTGTCAGATACCGATCAACTCCGGGCAGCGATCCCAAATCCATTTTTGGAAGATGCCCTAAACTGGTTCGAGCGCCGGCATGAGCAGGAAGAGAACCCGCCCCAGCCCATTGGTTTCCATCCCCACGGGTATCCGATCTTTGCCGACGGCTCGATCCCGGACTTCTCCGATCTGTACGCTTACTTCGCCCCCGGCGCCATCTTGACGGCCGCCATTGTGGCCCTGCAGCAGTACATCGATCGGACTCCCGGGTTCGTGGCCCAGAAGTTGAAAGCGGTCCCGGACCAGCCCGCCGCTGCTACCCGGGCGCCCCAGGCTCCGGAACAGCCCTCCCAGGCAGACCAGATCGCCGCTCTGACTGCGAGATTGGCGGCGGCCGAGAAAGCGGCCGCCACGGAAAAGGCAGCCCGCCTCGCGGTCGAGAAAGCGGCTAAGGCCAGGAAACCGGCCCCCAAAACCAAGAAGACTGCATCCGTACCCAAACCGGCGGCCCAGGCCGCCCCGGCGGGGTAACATGGGCGAAACTGACATCGAGATCGGCACCACAGTACAGCCGACCACGAAGCTCCGGATCTGCCGGACGCCTGGTTGCCTCCTTTCTTTCGATCCGAAATGGAGAGTAAGGCTCTCCGGTGAGCCGGCGGAAATGGAGCAGCTTTGTCCGGCCTGTGGTGCAGACCTTACCAGAAATTCCTTTATGAGAAGGGCAAGCGATGAAACGCTGGTCGTCCCACAGGACGAAGAATAAGCCGTTAAGGGGGCATGACAATGAATTTGGGTGAACTGGAAAGGGCCCTAAAGCTAAGTGTGCAGGACAGGAGCCTTGAAGATCAATTCCCCGCCTGGATCAACAATGCCATCCTGGAATTGGCGGCCGACTTTGAACTGCCAGCCTTGAAACTCCGCACCCCCTACACTCTCTCCATCACTACCGCCACCTGGCTTTACGATTTGCCGGCTAATTTTCACAAGAAGCTGTTTCGGTGTGCTGACGCAAATTATAACGAAATCCGCCAGTATCGGCACATCGACTATCTGGACCGGCTCGACATGGATCACGACGAAACCGGGGATCACCCGACCGCCGTGGCAACGGTTGAAGGCGACGAAGGGAACCAGATCGGAGTTTACCCCAAGGCCACAGACACCCTCTATCTCTGGTATTACAAGCGCCCAACCCTGCTTGTGAGCCCTGCCGACACGCCTTCCTGTATCCCGGACTCCTACCATGCCCGGGTTATCATCCCCAAGGCCGTCTTGAAGGCTTTTGAGCACCTACAGGACCAGGTAGAGAACTTCGACATTAAGGGGCTTCAATACTGGCAAGGGAAACTGGCGGCCGGATTAAGAGGGTCACCCTCAGAAGGAATCGGCCTGATTAACTACCTGAGCAAGATTCAGGGAGGCCCCAAGCGCACGGGAGGCCGTGACCCCGTGGGGATAAGGTTCTATGGCTAACCGACCGATTGTAGGCCTTGGTTTCAGGGGCATGAACAATCTGGAACAGGCCCCGGGTATTCTTCTGGACGACGCCAAGCGGATCACCCCGAAGATTGCCCTGAACGTGGAGGTCCGGGATGGCGGCAAACTCGTCCGACGCGAGGGGTATGGCCTCGAAATATCTTTGCCCGGGGCGCACTCTCTCTGGGCTGGATCCGTTATGTTGGTGGTTGCAAACGGAATCCTCTACCGGGTTGATGGCAATACGGCTCTGTCCATTGGGGCCGTGTCCGGCCCCCAGGCCCCCGTCTGTTACGCCGAACTCAATAACCTGATCTATATGTCCACTCCCGCCTGGTCGGGAGTGTACGACCTGTTGACGCCCCAGGTGAGGCCCTGGGGGCTCTCCCTCCCGCCTGCTCCGGTAGTCACACTCGGAACAGGGGAGTTGCCCCCAGGGACTTACTCCCTATGCTATACCAGGTCTGAGGGGGACCGTCTGAGCGGCAACGGGCCGATTCTTCAAGTCACCTGGGAAGGTGGGGCCCGGGGGGTTCGCTTCGAGAATATTCCTGCAGGTGGCCAATGCTGGATTACGCATCCGAACGGGACTGATCTCTTCTTGGCGAATGTGAACGCCGGAAGCGTCGTTGGCCAGGCCCCCACCATCATCCCGTTGCCGTCCTTCGGCGTGGGGCCTCCCCCCATGATGACCCACTTCGGTCAGGCTTTCGGGCGTATCTGGGGGTGTGCCGACAAGAAACTGGTCTACAGCGAACCCTTTCAATACGAATGGTTCAAGGCCGCCGGCTTCAAGCCCTTCCCGGAAGAAATCTTCATGGTGGCCCCCGTCAATGACGGCCTCTTTGTCAATTCCAAGGGGTCCACCTGGTTCCTCGACGGCTCCGAACCCTCCAAAATGGTCTTGAAGCGGATCGGTGACGGGGCTATCCCCGGGACCCTGGTTTACGCAGAACTCCCCGGCGCCGTGGTAGGCGGCGGCTACGAAATGAGCCGTCGGCTTTCCCAGCTTCCTTCCCCCGTCTGGATCGGCCCCCACGGAGTGGTCGTGGGAACCCAGACCGGCCACCTGGTTCACCTGACTGAAAGCCGCCTGAGAATGTCAGTCCGAAGTCAGGGGGGAAGCCTGTTCCGGGTGAAGAGGGGTGTTCCCCAAATAATCACGGTTATGCACGGGCCCCTGTTGGATGAGGAGCTTGAAACCGAATCGACCGTCTTTGAAGACGGGAAACTTTTTGATTAAGGAGAGGTAAGGCTATGGCAAATGCACTGTATGATAAATCACGAAATAAGTTCCTCAAGGGAGAAATCTCCTGGAAATCCGGGGGCGACACCTTCCGGGCTTACCTGGTGGACATCCAGGGAGGCACCGGATACACCGTCAACCTGGCGACCGATGAGTTCCTGAGCGCCATCCCGGCCGGAGCCCTGGTGAGTTACATCGCCCTGGCCCCAACCGATCCGACCGCCGGCGTGGCCGACGCCGCGGACGTCACCTTCCTGGCCGTCACCGGGGCTCAATCTGAGGCCATCGTTATCGTCAAGTGGGTGACTCAGGCCAGCGACTCGCCCTTGATCGCCTACATCGACTCGGCCACGGGCCTCCCGGTCACTCCCAATGGTGGCGACATTCAGGTCGTCTGGGATAACGGGGCGAACAAGATCTTCAAGCTGTAAAGGAGAGGGGGCGGGAACGCCCCCACCCCCATGGCAAACGATTTCTCAGGCGATAGCAACTGTAAAGCATTATGGCGCTTTGAGTCTGGGGCTTTAACTACAGACTCAAAGAGTACGAATACCCTCGTTGGGGG